CCCCTCAAAATGATACGTCTTGGCACGATCAGCAAGTTAAAAGCGCCAATGAAACATTTGGGGCTAAGACTCCACCGGCTAAACCCAAGGGTGCGGCACCAACTCCAAAGTATCACAAAGGTACAGATTATGTCCCCAAAACAGGCCCTGCCATTCTGAAAAAGGGTGAGGCAGTTTTGAACACTGAGGACGCAAGCAAGCTAAGAGAGGTAAAAATGTCAAAAGAATGGTCTAAGGATGCCAAGGATGGCTTGGGTGGAAAAGACGAGAAACCGCCCAAGGAAATTAGCCACATTGTTCATCATAAAATGGTGGGCGGTGGCCATCACTTTGAGCATCACCACACTCACCCGGCGCATCCAGTTGAGCATCATTTTGCCAAGGACGACGATGGTATGGTCGAGCACATGCTACAGCACGCCGGTACCCCAAATCCCGGAGAGCAAGAGGCAGAGGCAGGTACACCGGAGAATTATCAGCCCGGCGCATCGCCTAACGTAGCGATTGAGGCTGCGGCTTCTCCGCAAGCAATGGGACCGGCTGGCGGCGCACCGCCCGCTGGTGGACCACAGGGGGCGTAAAATGGCGCAGGAAGCAGTAAAACTCAGTAGACATCGCGTAGTTATGCACCTTAATAAGGGTGGGTTGCATCGCGCCCTAAAGGTGCCGGAAAATGAAAATATCCCAGAGGACAAACTAGAGGCGGCCACTCATAGTACCAATCCGCATTTAAAATCTATGGCTGTTCTTGCCAAGAACATGAAGGGTTGGCATCACGGCGGATAATTGATATGAGAAAAGCACCTAACTTTGTTGATTTGACCGGACAACGATTCGGCAAAAATTTGGTGATTAGAAAATGTGAACCTCGCATCTACAATGGCAAGCACGGAAACTCACGTTGGTTAGTAAGATGTGATTGTGGAAACGAACGGATCATTACGGACACGAATCTTAAGCGCGGTCGTTCGTGTGGGTGTGGTAAAGAGCCGTCGCGTTTTAACGGTGAAACCAAACGCGCCGCTTCTCTAAGATTCCGCTATAGGATGTCAGTTGAACAGTTTGACACTATCTTCGCAACACAAAAAGGTAAGTGTAAACTTTGTAGGGAGGCTTTAACACAAACTCTCTGCATAGACCACGACCACTCTTGCTGTCCGGGTAAGAGGAGTTGTGGTAAATGTATTCGCGGTCTTTTGTGTCATTCGTGCAACAAGGGGCTAGGATTGTTTCACGACAGTGTTGAACTACTTAAATTGGCCGTTGTTTATCTCAGCGAATCAAACAGGGTTTTATTCGAGCCAATAGTCACACAGAGTCGCATGAGAAGGCATAAACATGAACTTGAACGAACTGAGGGGGGTAGCGGCTGAGTGTCGTCAAAATCCGAGTTACCGGCTTAGGCACACAACAGACGCGGAGTTCCTTGGGCTTGCCTACAGGAGCTACCATCGTTTACCACAGGCTCAAAAAGACAAAGTGCTTGAGAGTTGGGGAAAGTTTATATCAGATTCAGGTGAAAGCATCACTTTGAATCATGTAGATGAAATGGTTATGTTGCGTTTCTTGTCGCAGACAAACCTATTCTTTTTATGTAAGCTGCTAGTAATGTACTCTCAGGTGGAAATTAACACTCATGAGTACATTTGCAATAGTTTTTTTGTACAAAAAGACCCAACGTTTACCACTTTTCGTGCGTTCGCAGACGATTATGCAGACTTGAAAAGTAGGTTGTTACTGGTCCCACGCGGCGGATTTAAGAGTTCCATTGATATTGCGGATTGCGTGCAATGGATCGTTTGTTTTCCAGAAGTAACGATAGCGGTAATGACCGGTGTGTATAAACTTGCTGGTGATTTCATTACCGAGATTAGGTCTCATTTTCAGTTGGACGAAACTGGGGACACCGATTCAGCTACCAAGAAGCCTACATATAGGCCACGTGATTTGCTGGACAGGGCAACCGGTGACAGGTCAATCAGCATTTTTCAAGTGCTGTTTCCAGAGCACTGCACTCCTCCGGGTGAGGGATTACAAACAGAGTTTCAAACACCGGCAATTGGCGGCATTAGGGAACCATCGGTACGAGCCGCATCTATTGAGCAGGCTTTGTCTGGTTCTCACTATTGTGTAATGAAACTAGATGATGTGGTCACCAATGAGAACAGTTTAACAAGTGACCGCCTTGCAAAGGTGAATAAGCAAATAGGAATCAACAAGGCTCTGTTGCATCCTTACGGATTTTTGGACGTAATTGGAACATGGTATGACGAGCATGACTACTATGGAAAAATTATAGCCAAGGAATTGGAGCTAGCAGAAAAGAGGGGGTTGCAGGGTAACATACACGGAACAATTGATAGTGGACGCTTTGACAGTGACATCATGGTTAAGGTTCACCTTCGTGCCGCGTTGTGGCTTACGGATGCAGCCAAACGACTAGGAAAGGTTGAAGAAGAAACTACGGCAGCGGACTGGGTTCTTTGGTTTCCTGAACTTTTGTCCTATCAAGTTTTGATGGACTTAAAGGAACAAGACCCCGATGTTTTTCCTATTAAATACCTGAATGATCCACGTCAGGTACACAAGATCAAATTTCCACGTGAACTTTTGGTGCGCCGCACAATACCACACACACTTCTTCCAAATCAGGGAGTGATTATGACGGTGGTTGACGCTGCGTACTCTATTAAGTCATGGGCAGATTACACCGTAATCCTTACGGCCTTGATTTATGGAGGTAGGTTTTATGTAGTGAACGTAGTTCGTGGAAGGTACAACGAATATGACTTACCGGCTGTAATTGCTGCGGTTGGTTACAAGTGGAAGCCCAAGAGAATTTGCATAGAAAATTCCGTGGGTGTAAAGTGGATGAGTCCAGAACTGCGCCGGGAGATGCAAAAGCTACAGATTTCAATTCCAGTTGAATATGTATCGCTTGGCCAAGGAAGCAAGGCGAAATCAAAACAGTTAAGAGCAAAGCCGGTTCTTCGTCTCTTAGGCGACGAACGTTTGTATTTTTCTAAAGCCTGTGAAGGGCTGGAAGACTTATACAACGAAATGGAGCAGTTTACCGGGACTAGTGACGATACCCACGATGATGTTGTTGACGCCCTTTCGTTGCTGGTAAGTCAGTTTTCTTCCTATGCAGACATGGGTGGCAGGATGGAAACAGTTAACGTTGATTATGCCGCCCATCGTAGAGAGACAGAATTATCAGATTTGGTATATTGTACCGGAAAGTACGCGCACCTAAGCGCATCTGGGATGGTAACACAAGACGACAACCCTAGAACAGTATTTCAGGTAGAACAAGCACAGGTTGAAAATGAATCTGGAATGGTTGATCCGCTTTCCGATTTGATGGGGTAAGTAACTAAATGGCAGACATACAAAAAGATGGTGATGGAAGTCGGGCGCTAACAGAACAGGATTATGGGGCCGGTGCCGTACTTAAAACGTATGATGCTGACTTGGCGCTTGTAAATGGGGCTGCACGTAGGTCTGAGTCCTTTATTACCAACAAGCAATGGAACCTGCTTTGGCGTGATGCCGACTTGCTTTATCAATCTCCGCGTCCGTTAACTGTGTATGAAAATACATACATCCTTGAGCCTAATGTGCAGAGATTTACCGTGGCTAAGGTTACGAACGCAGTTGTACCGCAGTTATACAAGGGCTTGTTTTATACAGACCCCCCATTTGTTCTTCGCCCGCGTCCGGGAACTTCGCAGAAAGTTGTGGACGCTAAGAGTAATCTTTCGTCGGTGTTCCTTGATGAGTGTAACTTTAAGGCAGAAGTTCGCGCCGGTCTTGAGCAGATGGCCCTTTTTGGAACTGGTATTTGGAAGTGGGGCGTCGAGTACAAAGAGATTCAGACTATAACCAGAGAGGCAGACCAAATAGTTGCTAGTACAGGAGAGAGTTCTGATCCAAATATTAAGTCCGAGAGTGTGACTATTCCGAAGGACACTCCACCTAAGATTAAAAGAACAACGCGTACAGTTCCTAGGCCGTTCTTTGAGAATCGTCGCTTGGACAAAGTTTTAATAGACCCTAAGACAAATATTGGTGACATTCGCCGCGCTAAGTACGTTATTGATGTGCGGTATGTTGATTTCTATGACATTGATAAGATTCGTAAAGCTATAGTGACTCTTCCAGAAGACCATCCAGACCGTAAGAAATGGAGATTTCCTTTAGATGAGGAAGGGCTTATGTCTTGGTGGATGCCGCCTAACCAGAATTCTACTGCGCAACCCATGGCGGTTGAGTTGGCTAGTGAAGCAAAGGGATTTGTACATCATGCTCAAGATCAAAACATAGTTGCTACACCGGACCTTTTGGCAACCAAGAAGGAATTGCTTGAGTACTGGGATGCTCGTAAAAAGATTGTTGTCATAAGTCGTGAGCACGTTTTGTTCTCTGGTGATAATGAATTTGGCCAGATTCCGTTTTTATCGGCTAACTGGTGGAACAGGTCGAACGCTTTTTATGGCATGGGTCTCGGACTTATCGTTGGACAGAATCAGCGTGTGGATCAAGGTACAATCAATGCTATCCTGAAAATCCTGTCATTTGGTGTTAACCCTGTGTACCTTCGCAGGCGGGATTCAAATGCCACTACGCAGATGATGCGTACTAGCATCGGCAAGATTTTTACCGTTGATGCACCGCCTGACGGTGATCTTAGCAAGGTGTTTAGCCTTCTTGAGACTCCGAAGGTTCCGAACGAAGTATGGCAAGCACTTTCTGAATCAGAGAAAGCTACAGAGAGTTCATCGGGGGCCGATCAAACTCTTGTACAAGGATCGTCAGCCGGTCCAAGATCATCTATTACACGCACGGCTGGCGGCGCTGGCATTATGGCGAATGCTAGTGCGACCCGTCTAGACGGGCCACTTGACAATTTAATCGATCAAGTGTTTCTGCCATTCTTGTATATCATGGATTATTTGGTTAAGTGTTATGTGTCAGATGCCGAGATTATGAGGATTCTTGGCGATGAGATGGGCAAAGATTATCAGCTTGACCTTAAAGACTTTCACAGCGGAAAGGTCGAATATGAAATTCTTGCCGGTGCCAGTCTTGCCGCGAAGCGTACAATGGCGCAGTCTATGGCGCTGCTTACACAAATATTTGAGAATCCCGGAATGCAGGAAAATCTTGCCGACATTAACGGTGAGTATATTGACTTCAAGCCGATTCTAAATATGTGGATGGAAGCTAGCGAGTGGAAAGATAAGAATGACATTATTAAGCCAATGACGCCAGTCATGGTGCAGCGCAGACAGCAAAAATCACAAGCTGCTCAAGCACAGTCAAAGGCCGCTATTAATGCCCAGAGCAACCAACAGAAGTTCATGCAGAAATCCGCCCTTGAACAACAGTCGGCTGATAATCGTGTTAAACGTGATCTTGTAGTAGCCTCATTCAGAGACAATTCTTTAAGTGAGGCCACTGAGGGAGTGCCATCTACGGGCGGACTTGAAGGCCAACAGCCAACTGTTGTTTAATCACTTGACCAAGGGAGGTAAGGGTTAAATGCAAGACGAGAGAGCATATTTTCCAGAAATAGAATTGACACAGGATGAACGGGCGCAGCTTATGCAAACAATAAGCACGCCCGGACAAGCTGTGTTCAACAAGGTTTTCAAGTCGGTGGTTGACGGATATACTACGCATCTACTGAATACCCCAGAAGGAAACAAAGACATTCTTTTGGAACGTCTTATAATGGCCAAAGTGGCTGCTCAACTTTTTACGTCGCTGGTAAGGCACATCAATATAGAAATTGCGCAGTATAAATTGCTCATGGACCAAGTTGCCCCGGTGATTCCGAAAGATGATACAGAAACGCTGTTAAACATTGGTGAGAACGCCAGCACATTTGATGATATAGAGCAAGATGAGATAATTGAACGGACAATCGAGGAGGGATTGTAATGGCAGAAAACACAGAAAACAATGATTCTCAGGAATCTCAAGTAGAAACTACAGCAGTAGTAGTAGTAGAAGATGTTGCCCCTGTTGTTCCAATTGAGTTGCCTGAGTTGCGCTATAGTTATCAGCCGACAGACGAATCGGGAACTCCACTTGGTGCTAAACAGGTTATCAAGTACAGAACTCCGGATGAACTGGCAGACAGGTTAGCGGAACAAAACACGCTTTTGGTAAGAAAGTTGCGTTCTGAGACTCGTAAGAATCGTCTTGGTATACTCGATGGCGAAGAAATTCCAACTGGGTCTCCTAAATTTGTTGAACCAATTTCATTTAAACCGGTTGAGCTAACTGCCGAGCAGAAGATTCAAATTTCTCGTGATCTTTTGGACCCAGATAAATCTGAGGAAGCGGCTGACGCTTTGGTTACGGCGAGATTTGGAGCGGAGCCGGAAAAAGTTACGCAAGCGTTGGCAGATGTGCAGAATACCAATATTCGTATTCTGGCTAAGATTGAGTCTGACGCGTTTGTGTCCGCTAACCCTGATTATGTGAAGTGTCAAAGTAACTTTGAGGCTATAACTAGTTGGATGGTGCGGTATGATCTACAACCTGTTAGGGAAAACTTTCAGCTTGCCTATGATAAGTTGAAGGCTGCGGGTGTTCTTACTCTCAGTTACGCGGATGTTCCAGAAGAGGAACGATTGGCTTCACCAGTTGTTCCTGTTGTTGAGGCGAAAGTTGAACCTGTTGTTGTACCTCCGATAGTCGCTGCTGCTCCTGTGGTTGAAGAGGTTCCGGTGGTTGCAGCAATTTCTACTGGATTCACTCGTAGTAACTCAGATGGGTCTGCTCCGGTGAAGTCGGCTAGTGACGAACTTGTCTATGAGGTTCAGGTTAAAGGGACCACTAGAAAATATACTGGTTTGGCAGCTATTAATGCAATGCCTGCCGATGTGTATAGACGGTGGATTCTCAGTGACCCAAAGCACGCTGTTTTAGAGCAGCAGCTTATGGCTGACTCGGCTGCACGTAGGGCCGCTAAAGCACAGGGTCAATAAAAAGTTTATGGCCGCAAGAGCGGCCTATCCTCTGGTCCCGGAGTAATGGGCAAACGATTTGAATGATTCGGCAGTTGGATTACTGCGCGGCATTCCCTAGTTATGTGAGAGGCAACAGTCGGTCAAATCCCTGACCGTACAGTGACGCTAGTAGTCGGATTACTACTTAGTATGAACTGCACACATAGAGGGCGGTAACACCACTTATCTTATGGGAGTAGGAGAAAGTTAAGGTGTACTTGTGTGTAAGGAAAAAACACAATGGCATATACTCCTGCTGGAAACGGCCAAGCACAACTTCCGCAGTCTACTGTGAAGTTCTACGATTCAATATAAATTTCTTGTCGTAGTGCAGTAGCTAGTCATCGGAATAATGAAGAAATTCCGTGAGAACCTAAGCTGACTTTTGGGTTCTGACTAAAAATCTTGCTATATCCGTCAAATGCTCAATGAGCAGAGACGGAGGAAAGGCTACCAATGCAGCCCAAGAATAACGGCTATACCGCTGGAATTCTGGACGGTGAAGGTTGCATCTCCATTTACATTTCTAAGAGATGGGACAAAAGGCAAAACAAACACGTCTTTAGACCAGTTTTAGAGATTTCAGTTTATCAAGCCGATAAGGTTCTGATAGATTGGTTGTTGTTTCACTACGGCGGAAAGTCGTATGAACACACAATGAAGAATTCAACCAGACCCGGTTACCAATGGACTGCTCCTAGGGGCAAGGCCCGCGAAGATTTCTTACTAGAGATTTTACCATACATGCTCTTGAAAAGAAATCAAGCATTACTCGCTTTGGAGTATTTAAGGCTCCCGCATACGTGGGACATAAATAAAAAGCGATTCGACCTTGCTTACAGGTGTTCAACATTCAATCGAAAATTATTTGCGTACAGTAAAATACGTGAAAAATATTTCGAGGCTATGACGAGCATAGGGGCATCCCCAGAGACTAATACGCAAGACATGGGCAATTCCGCCCTAAAGATAGAGTCCGATCTGTGTGGTGACATACAGAGTGCGACCCCAGTGATGGGGACAGCCTAAACAAAAATGCAAAGCCCAGACTCCGTTCGTGGCTTGTTCCGAAAGATTGGACCTCCCGCGTAACGCTGGTAACCAGTATATAGAACAAATTTTGTGCTGGTTGTAAAAATAAACTTACTCTGATTGACTCGAACGCTGAAATGCCAACGAGGGCGAAG